TGTATAGTCTTGGTGACCGCCACTAAAATCAAAGTTATTTCCACCACCAGTTGGGCCTGGATAACCAGTTCCTGCTGTAGTGCCTAAATTACCTCCAGAAACTTGAAAAGCTACAGAAGCACTACCAATACCTTTCGGAGTTGGCATATACTCTTGTTCTCTTTCTCCTGTTCTGAATCCATAACCAAAGTTTTGATAGTTATAAACAGGTTGTTGATGTGGATTGTATGTTGGACTAGAAAGTATTGCTGTTACATTAGAACTATCTAGTCCTCCAGCTGTAATAGTAGCAGTATTTCCACTAAAACTAGAAACATTAGCTACATAATCCATATAGATTGCTGTATTTGAAATAGTAGTCATTGGAGTAGTGTCTACTCGTATTGCTGAAGTATTAATAAACTCTGTTACTCCTGCAACAAGTTGTCCACCATTTTTTCCTGCACCATCAATTCTTACTAGAGGTTCCATCCCTGACACATTTCCTGTGTATTCATCTGAACTTGCAAAGGCTATATTAGAAGTGTTGGAAGAAATTATTATGTTATTTCCTGCTACAGTATTGATTGAGTTTGTTGACCTTTTTTTGCCCCCTGTTATAAGAACTTGTCTAATACCATCTGAAGTTGACGCACCCCCAAACATATTTTGAGAATTATTGTCAGTAACAACTCCTGTAGAAGCTACATAATTTACATCATAAGAAATTTGTGGGGATATTTTATTTTTATTTACTGTATTTGCTACAGGATTATCATTTAATCGAATACTGGCAACACCATCTACAAGACCTTCAATTGGGCCTTCTGATAGTACATCATAGATTACTGCGGTTTGCGCACGAGTACCTGCTACTCTAACTCCATTAGTATCTTCGGATGAGGTTGCTGATGTTGTTCCTTCTGCTATTGCCATATTTATTCCCTACGCTAACTTAACATTAACATTGTTTGCTGGTTGTGATACTGAACTACCTCCACCACCTTCTGAGGTGGATATGTATCCAGTAGTATTATTTGTTCCTTTTCCTACGAAAGTATATCCTTCGTTTCCTCTTATTCTGTAATCTGTAAATCCAAAGTTTACAACTGCTCCCCCTACTTCCAATCTGCCATATGCTATTGGAACAGGTATACCAGATTTTGTATTATTAATGGGGCCGTTGAACATTGTTGATTTTTCTTCATCTAGTTCGTCGGGGTCATCTGTTGTTAATCCAATAATTCCTGCAAGTGCTAAATTTAAACCAACTGTAAACATAGCTGCTGCTATCTGTGTTGCAAATTGGCCACTAGGGTCTATAAAAAATGAACCTATCATTAATGCAACACCTATAATTATTTTAACAATATCACTACCTCCACTACCTGCAGGTATAGGAGATATTATAATATCATCTTTTCCTAATTGCACTCCAACTGTGTCCATATCTAAGAAGTCTTCTCCTTTCTGTACTGTAAAATTTACACCATTTTCTGTGCAATCCATAAGATAAGTACGAAGTCCTCCTTTCATAGTATCTATAGCGTGCATAGCTTCTTGAACTGTCTTACAGTTCAATCTATGTACTTCTCCGAATAGTTCTCCCATTCTTCCTTTTAGATATATGTTTCTTGTCATGGTTGATAAATCTCGTATTGTTTGTCAGGGTAGGAAACGATTAAATACGGTATTCCTACCTCGCGACATTGTATTTTGTCGACTTCGCTTGGGCGACAATCTTGGTTATAGTGACTATGGACTATATATTTTATTTTTGAAATGAGTTGATATTTTACGAAAGTTTTTGGGTCAATCATAAAGTCATTTTCATTTTCGGAAATATTTTCAAGTGGAATATATTTTTCATTATTTCCATCTTGTACAACAAGTCCGCAACATTCTCTTGGTGCTTCCCTACCAGCGTGTTCATATATTTCCTGCATCATGAGAACGCCTTCGCTGCTGGAAACCCTCCAAACGGAAGAGTGGCTTGTGTATTAGTCTTTGCTTTTCCTGTTGAAGTTGCAGTTCCCGAATTGATTGGTGTCCAACCAAATCGTTTTTTACATCCTTCAGTTCGTTTACTACAGCCATCTCCTCTTTCCCAATATTCACTTGCTGTAGGGGCTACACTTACGCTTGCTGCTTTCACTTTCCATAATATAGTTTTATTGTAAGTAGCAGATGAAGATACATTGTCAGTAAATTTAACATAATCATTGTGTCTATCATCACTATATGCAAAATATTCAGTTCCATGTGAGTATGTAGTATAAACTCGAACTCTATTAAAGTTAGAGTTAGTATCACTTGGAGTTCCTGGTGCAGACTGGTTTGCAATTGCTTGCCAATAATTTGTTACTGTTGCACTAGAAGTAGTACCATTTGCATGATACTTGGTTAAAGTACTTGTTGTGCTGTAATAACTGTCTGCAGTTACAGCTCCTGAAGAATATGCTGTAAAACTTGTATTACTAGGTATAATATACTCATCGTCTGTATTTACATAGATATTAGTATATGTTGTACCGTTAGCTTCTCCAGCGATTCCAAAAGTTTTTGAGCCTTCTAAATGCCAAGTACATCCGCTTTGTGCTCTTTTATATTCAGGAACATGGTCTCCCGCTCCTTGATATATAAAAGGACATCTATCAGGTAAAACATTTCTGGCTGGTATCATTATATTTTCTAAATCAAAAGGTGCTACACATTCTATAGTAATTGATTGTTTTGTTCTACTTTTAATTCTATCGATTGTATATACATCTCTTGAAAATTCTACTGGCGGACTTGCATCTCCACTTTCTCCATAAAGATACTTTTTAAGAGTTGTTCTACGAATAAATTTTAATCCTAAAAAGGTTTGATAATTAATAGTACCAATAGCTGCTGAAAACGCAGTAGTAGCATTTGCTATGGTTACTGTAGGTCTTGCTATTGCTCCATCGTTTTTATATTCTATACCTTTTACTTGTGCAGGTATAGCTGTATAAGTATTTATTTGAGAATTATTAGAATAATCTCTCATTTGAATAGTAGTTAAATCATCATCAAGACCAGACATAAAATATATAAAACTACCCGCAGAGTATTCTAGTTCATATAACTGGACTATCTCTGAGCCAGGGTCAAGTTTTTGTAAGTCTTTTGTTATTAGATTTTCTGCCATTATGCTTCGTAAACCCTTACAAATGTTGCTGTACAAGTATAGTAATCATCATAATCCCATTTTTGGTCAAATTCTTTTACATAAACTTTTACTGTTTCTTCATTTCCACTTGCATTTGTATCTGCAAAAGTAAAATTAAAAGCAGTTACACCATTAGTGCTTTCAAAAAATCCAATGATATCATCTATTTCTGCTTTTGGTCTAGTTGCAAAGCCTACACTAAACTCTTGTTTTAAATTATTTATACCATTTGCAACTCTTTGTTCATAACCATCGCCAAATTCAGCTCTAAAAATAACTGGACTATTTTTTCTAGACATACCCTTATCAGGTATTATTGTTCTATTTCCGTATGTTGCTCCTGTGCTAAACCCTAACGCCATCTTAACCTCCTAGTATTCCACCTGGTCTCATTTGTTTTTCTAACTCGTTTTGTACTGCTGCATTAATTACTGCTCCTAATTCTGCGGCTCCATTTGCAGTTACATCAGCACTTGCTCCACTATCATCAATATTAACGTTAATAGTTGTATTGTTTGTAGACATTTTTCCTTTGCCCATTTCAACAGGAATAGCTTTTCCATTTGGTAAAGGAACTACTGCTTCTGTACCATGAAGAACTGCACCATAACCAGAGTTTGGCCCTGTTGAAACTCCACCGTCTGCATAAGAACGATAACCTGGAGCACTCATTATTCCACCTTGTCTACCTGCTGGGCCAAAGAAGAAGGTTTTAAGTATATTTAGTGGGCCGCCTCCTCCACCTTGTAGTGGGTCAAATGCCATTTTTGCTCTTTCATACATGGCGATAAGTAATTGAATCTGTGCTACTTTTGCCATAATTTTTGCAGTCTTTTCTTCTTCACCTGTAAGTGCGCCCATCATTCCAATAACACCTGAAAACTGATTTAGATTTTTACTAAACATATCCATAGTGTAATCTTCTTTTTCTCCGCCGATTTTGTTATTATCAGTATCTTCTCCACTAAGTCTGTCAATATCTAATCCAAGTGATTGTTTTATTTTTCCTGCTAAATTAGGAGACGATATAAAAGTTTCTCCTGTATCTGGATTAAATATTACTTGAGTTCCATTTGGGTCAGCTGTTCCCATATTGTTCAAAGCTGTCATGTTGAATCCATTTTGGAAATCTTGTGCGGGCCCTAAAGTAGTTGGTAAATTAATAAGACTAGGGTCTACTGGAGTAGCATTAGGGTCTGATGCAGGTTTTGTATATATTCCTGCTCTTTTTAATTGTAAATTTTGAGTAACTTTTAAATCCTCATTGGCATCTATTAGTTTATCTCTTGTTTCAATTGCAAGAGTTTTATTATTTTCAAGGAACTTTTCATATTCTTTCAAATAATTCCCTTTTAGATTTTCTTGCGCCTGTATGTTTCTTGTTAACTGGTCTTGTGTTTCTTTGAGTAAATCATTAAAAGTTTTTGCTGGAATGATTTTAGTTTGGTATGTACTAGCATCATACTCTGTCTGTTGCGGAACAGCTATATTATTACCTGCATTAGGGCCAGATTTTATCATGCTTTGAATAGAGGCTATTTTATCTCTAAGGTCTCTTTCGTTCTGTCCTAATGTTTCAAATCGTGCTTGTTCTTTTACTCCTCTATTTCTAAACTCAAAATCTATTGCTTCTTTTTTAAAGTCTTCGGTTTTCATAAACTGAAGAATACCTGCAGCAGTAGTTTTCATTTGAGCTTGGTCAATTTTTTTCTGTGTTTTAGCTATTTCTGCACCTGTTGAAGCGGCGTCTGCTTTTGCAATAGCGGCATTTAATCTTTTCTGTTCTTCAAATATACTATTTAGAGTTGCATTTTCTCCTTTTAATACTTCTCCATGAAATATTGCACCATTTTCGATAGCTTCTTTTACTTCTTCTGCATGTTTATTTCCTGCAAGTGCGATTTCTTCTCCTATTGAAACAGGTTTTAATCCATCGGGGATTATATCTTCTATAAACTGTTCTGATAAAAACTGTCCAATTGCATCAGTCATTGTTTTAGTAAAGTTTGTACCTATTTTTTCAAAACCACTACTATCTCCTCTCATAGCTGCTCCAATGGCTTGTCCTAAGTCTTTTTCTAAATTTCCGTAAATTGTGTTAACGGTCATTGCCATCTGGTCAGCTCTTTTCTTTTCTAAATCATATAATTTTTCTGCTTTTACAATCATATCAACTTGTAAATCTCTTTGTTGTAAAAGTGCAGTTAGTTTTGCATCATCGCCACTTAACTCAGCTGTTTTAATTTGTAGTTGAAGGTTATTTAATTTTTGTATTTCTTTTTCTACCTCAAGTTGTGCCTTTCTAACTCCTAGTTGTCTTCTTGAAGTATTATCTCCCGCAAAAGTTGTGAGTACAGCATTATCAACATCTAGTTGTAGTTGTTTTTTAGTTAATTTATTTGCATTTTCTTGCATTATAGTAAAGATTTCTAATTGATTACCAACTCTTTTTAGATGTAATTCATAATCTCTACCTTCATTTACTAAATCTCTGTATGCTCTTTG